GCTACAGGCCAAAGCCGGGGCCTCCGACGACATCAAATCGACCACTGGGCAGTATGACTCAAGCCTCGGAGCCACCAGTAATGAGCGGTCTGGCAAAGCGATTTTGGCCCGCGAAAAGCAGGGCGATACTGGTACTTATCATTACGTTGATAACTTGGCCCGAGCTATTCGCTACTGCACCCGGCAGATAGTAGACCTGATACCGAAAATCTACGACACGCAGCGAATTGCGCGGATTATCGGCGTAGATGGCGAAGCTAATTCGGCCCGTATTGACCCGATGCAGCCAGAGCCCGTCCGCAAAATTGTGGACCAGATGGGCAACACCATTGAAAAAATCTACAACCCTGGGGTCGGCAAGTACGACGTCTGCGTGACCACCGGTCCGAGCTACATGACCAAACGTCAGGAAGCAATGGACGCCATGTCGCAGATTCTGCAAGGCAACCCGCAGCTGTGGGCGGTGGCCGGCGACCTGTTCATCAAGAACATGGACTGGCCGGGCGCGCAGGAAATGGCAAAGCGGTTTGAAAAGACCATCGACCCGAAACTGTTGGCTGACGACGACAAGTCACCGGCGCTTCAGCAGGCCGAGCAGCAGATTCAGGCAATGGGTCAAGAAATGGAGCAGATGCACGCCATGCTCCAGAACGTCGCGCAGTCGATGGAAGCGCAAGAGCTGAAGATTAAAGCCTACGACGCTGAAACGAAGCGGATTAGCGCCACGATGGCGGGTATGACGCCAGACCAAGTGCAGGATGTGGTGCTAGGCACTATCCACGGTATGATGGAGTCCGGCGACCTGATGCCGCAAAACTCTGGGATGCCCGAGATGCCAGCGCAAGACATGATGGGTGAACAGCCCTCGATGCCGCCTGAGATGCCTCCTGAGATGATGCAGCAGGAGCCGATGCAATGAAAGCTGCTGAGTTTGTAGGGCTGTTCTTTCTGGCGCGGGACGTGACGCACAGCGTGCATTTGAACACTCGCAGCTATGCCAAGCACAAGGCGCTGCAAGAGTTCTACGAAGGCATTGTGGACTTGGCGGACGGGTTTGCCGAAGCCTATCAGGGCCGGCATGGCCTGATTGGCCCCATTTCGTTGCAATCCACTAAGAAGACCAGCAACGTGGTGGAGTTCCTGCAAAATCAGGTAGAAGAGATTGAAGCCGCTAGGTACACCGTGTGTTCTAAGACCGACACGCCGTTGCAGAACCTGATTGATGGTATTGTGGAATTGTATCTGTCCACTCTCTACAAACTAAAGTTTTTGAGCTAACCCATGCAAATCAGCGGCGCAATTGCTGAATCGGTAAAGCTAAATAGCGCAGATGGTGCGCCCATTACCGACCTTAATCCATTGCCTACCACTGGTAGTGGCGATGAAAGAACTACTGCACAAACTAACGAATCACCTCTTTTTGTTGCCATAGCCGGAGATCCGTCGGGCGATTTTGTTGGCGTTAATTTGCTTGAACAAGCAATGACTGACGGCACTGGCTTACAAATTAACGTCAAGGAACAATTTCCACCCTTGAGAGATGCGCGCGGCGCAGCTATACCATCAGACGCCCCGGCCAATATAGTTTTGTTTTTGGGCGTCAACGTCCCGCAAACGATTGACACAACCGGTTATCAATCTGTTGTTTTTCAGCAAACCGCTGCGGTAGCGGTAACGGTCACGCAATCAAATGACGGCGTAAACTTTACCGCTGCGTTTGGCATCATCAATAACGCAATCAACGGCGCGTTTACTTCTACAACGGCAACTACAGCTCAGGCTATCTATACCTATCCTGTTGCCTGCCGCTATATGCGGTTTTCTGCCGCAACGCAAACAAGTCTTAATGTTTATTTAAGGCAAACTTCGTTTGCAGGCTACCATCAATTAGGTGTGTTAGGCACAAACATTGCCAATATCGGTGGCACTGCTAACGCTTCGCAAGCAGGCACATTAACGCTTGGTACAACGGCTGCAACAAACGGCATGACGCTCGGAACTTTAGTTGCGCCGTTGACTGTTGCGGCAACAGTGGTAAAGGCTTCCGCAGGTAAACTATATTCATTGTCTGTAGGAAACGCGCAAACCACCGCCGTATACTTAAAACTATACAATGCTACCGCCGTGACACTTGGCACAACTTCGCCAATCCAAAACTATTTAGTTCCGGGCGGCACTGCTGGCGGTACGTTTAACATCAGCATTAACGATGTTGGTTTGTATTTTTCAACAGGTATTTGTTTTGCGGTAACAGGTGGGCAAGCGCTACTTGATTCAACCGCATTAACAACAGCCGCCGTCGTTAACTACTCATTTATTTAGGAGTTTTAGCATGATTATTCAAAGCCAAGCAGGTAGCCTTCCGTCAGCACGTCAAACCGCCGGCGCGCCCAACAATCCCGGGGGCACTTTTGGTGAATCATTTGTTTCTGAACTTACCCCCGTTTATTATTCATTGCTGAAATCGGGTCGCGTGTATTCGTCGTCCTTTGCTGCAATTACTCCTTCCGCTTTTGTTGGTGCTGCGGCAGGTACTCCCGCAATCGGCATATATAACCCGGCAACGTCGGGTGTGGACTTGGTGTTGTTGATGGCAAAACTTGCAATCCGCACTACCGGCACCGCTGCCGTTGCAACTGATTGGAACTTTTGGCAAGTCAACCAAGGCGGCGTTGCTGTAACTGGCACTCAAACTCAAGCGCGTAATATGTATTCGCTAGCCGCTACCGGCTCGGCTGCATATGCTATGGTTAACACTTCAAACACTGCGGCTCTTGCTTCGACATTGACAATGCCTAGCGTATCTATTGGCCTGACTGCTGCAACCGCCATAACTAACGTGCAAGTTTTGTCGGACGATATTCGTGGCGCGATTGTGGTTGCTCCAGGGTGCTATTTGGCATGGGGCAACTCTGTTGCTACGACTGCTGGATCGTTTGATGGCGCAATAATTTGGGCTGAGATTCCGGCATAATTGCAGAGCATTAAAGGAATACAAAAATGGCACTGAATTTGAAATCCATTACCACTCGGTTGGGATATCAGCAGATTACGACGCTAACCGCATCAACCGCGCTGACGGTTCCTAGCCGTGACCTTAACGGTCTTAGCTGCCGACCTACTATTGCGCTCATCACACCCGAAACGCAAACCGTGCGTTGGCGTGATGACGATGTGGCACCCACCGCGTCGGTCGGTATGCCGTTGGCCGCTGGCGTCACTCTTCAATACGACGGCGACCTGACCAAAATCCGATTCATTGAGCAGACGGCTAGCGCCAAGCTCAACATTACCTATTACGCTTGAGGTAGTCATGGAAATCAGCAACGACACATCGCACGGCGTCGATTACCTGTACTACTTCACCACGCAGCTTCCGCAAGACTTGGCGCGCTTAGCCGCTCTTCGCGAAGAACTGCAAGTGCGCCAGGGCGCCATGTCGGCGGTGGAAGACGCCACCCGGATGCGTGACGAAGCGGCTCAGATTTTGGCCAGCGCCAAAGAAGAAGGCGATGCGCTGAAGGCAGATACCAAGGCCAAGAACGCCGATGCTGCGGCTAAGAAAAAAGCGCAGGACGCCCGTGAAGATGCGCTGACCCAGCGCGAAAATGAATTTGCATCAGCTTGCGACGCCCGTGAAGCCGACTTGTCGGCTCGCAAAACGCAGGCCGACCGAGCGGAAGAAATTATTGCCTCTCGCCAGTCCGTTTTGGACGCTCGCGAGGCGCAGTTAGCGAACGATGTGGCTGCGCTTGACGCGCGGGTCAAAGCGTTCCAAGATAAGGTTGCGGCGCTAAGCGCCTAACCGTACCGGCGAGGTTCACCGGGGGCTTTTTAGGAGCCAGTGATGAGTGATGAGGATTTATTAGCGGAAGTACCCGCGCCGGAACAGGTAGCGACGGCAGCACCTGAGCCCGATGTTTCAGCGCCGGAAGTTGAAGAGCAGGCAGAAGCACCCAAGACCTTCACACAAGAAGAGCTTGATGCGATTGTCAGCAAACGGCTTGCAAGAGAGCAGCGTAAGTGGGAGAGAACTCAGCAGCAGAAAGCGCCGGCTCAACCGGCAGAACTGCCGCCAGCTGACCAGTTTGAAAGCGTAGAGGCTTATGCCGAAGCGCTGGCTTCGCGTAAAGCAGAGCAACTGATTCAGCAGCGGACGGCTCAGCAGCAGCAGACTGAGGTTCTTGAGGCTTATCACGACCGCGAGGAAGAAGCGCGGGGCAAGTACGATGACTTTGAACAGGTCGCGTACAACCCGAATCTTCCGATTACGAACGTGATGGCTGAGACGATTCATTCTTCGGACATTGGACCTGACTTGGCGTATTACCTTGGGTCTAATCCGAAAGAAGCGGACCGTATTTCCCGGCTATCGCCGTATTTGCAGGCCAAAGAAATTGGTCGGCTGGAGGCCAAATTGGTTGCCGAGCCGGTAACAAAACGGGTATCTAACGCGCCTGAGCCGATTCAACCGGGCAAACCGCGTGGTGCTACGGCACCGAGTTTTGATACCACTGACCCGCGCTCGATTAAGAGCATGACGACCAGTCAGTGGATTGAAGCCGAGCGGCAGCGCCAGATTAAGAAGCTGGAAGCGCAAAAATTTCGCTAATAGGAGCCCATAATGGCTAACTCATTGCTTACGATTGATATGATCACTCGGAAGGCTCTCGAAATTCTCGAGAACAACCTTGTGATTTCTCGCAACGTGAACCGTCAGTACGACGATTCCTTTGCCGTTGAGGGCGCCAAAATTGGCTCAACCCTCCGCATCCGTCTGCCTGACCGCGCGCTCGTCACCGATGGCGCCGCCCTTCAGGTGCAGGACGACAACGAACAGTACACCACCCTTTCTGTCGCTTCGCAGAAGCACATCGGCGTCAACTTCACTTCTGCTGAACTCACCATGCAGCTGGATGATTTTGCCGACCGCGTGCTGAAACCTCGCGTCAGCCAGTTGGCTTCCAGCATCGATGCCGATGTTGCCAACGTCTACAAAAGCATCTTCCAGTCGGTTGGCACCCCAGGCACCACCCCGGCCACTTCGCTCGTTCTGTTGCAGGCGCAGCAGAAGCTGAACGAATCCGCTGCCGGTATGTCGCCGCGCTACGCCACCGTTAACCCGGCAGCTAACGCTGGTTTGGTCGAAGGTCTAAAAGGCTTGTTCAACCCCACCGGCACCATCAGCCGCCAGTTCAAAAACGGCATGATGGGTGAGGGCATTTTGGGTTTGGACGAAATCAACATGTCGCAGTCGATTGTCCAGCACACCACTGGTTCGCGGTCTACGACCGACACCATTCTGGTGAACGGCGCGGTCACCACCCAAGGTGCTACCACCATCAGTATTGATGGCGGCACGGGTTCGGCCACGATTGCTGTTGGTGATGTGTTCACGATTGCTAACGTGTACGCGGTCAACCCGCAGACCCGTCAGTCTACTGGCTCGCTTCAGCAGTTTACTGTGACCTCGCTGGCTACTGCGGCTTCGGGCGCTTGGACGAACGTGGCGATTTCGCCGGCCATCTACACCAGCGCGAACGCACTGGCGACGGTGGATTCGTTCCCCGCCGACAACGCGGCGGTTACCTTTATTGGCACGGCGTCAACTCAGTACCCGCAGAACCTTGTGTACCACAAGGACGCCATCACGCTGGCGACCGCCGACCTTCTGCTGCCGCAAGGCGTGGACATGGCTAGCCGCCAGGTTCACAACGGCATCAGCCTGCGTATCGTCCGTCAGTACGACATCAACAACGACCGTATGCCTTGCCGTATCGACGTGTTGTATGGTTTTGCGACCATCCGCCCGCCGATGGCCTGCCGCATCTGGGGTTAAGGAGAAAATATCATGGCATTTCCTTCAACTGGTGGCGGCTATCAGTTTACTGATGGCAACATTAACGAAGTCAAAATTTATCCGCAGTTGGTGCCTGGCGCCACTACGGCGACTTCGGTCACGCTTTCGGCGGCTGATGTTACCAACGGTCTTTTCACTTCAACTAACACTGCGGCGGTAGCAATTACGCTCCCGACTGTGGCAACGCTTGAAGCGTTGGTTATCAACCCGCGCGTTGGCACGGCGTTTGATTTTGTCATCATCAATTTGGGCTCGTCTTCGGGCGCGGTGACGATGACGACCAACACGGGTTGGACGTTGGTTGGCTCGGTCACGGTGGCTATCAGCACGTCCGCGCGCTTCACCGCGCGTAAATCTGCTGATAGCGCTTGGGTCTTGTACCGCGTCGCCTAAAAAGCGAATAGGAACGGGGTGGGCAACCACCCCGTTTTCTTTATGCACATCTACCTCAGACACCCAAAACACGGCACCAAAGTCGCTATCGCGGAAGCGGAAGCGGAGGCGGATGAATGCAATGGTTGGGTGCGCTATACTCCCGGCGAACCGGATGCCCCAGTCAACGAACTAGAGGCTAAGCGCCGACGACGCCCCGCCGCATAGGAGTTTTTGCCGTGCAGAGATATGTCAATTTCATCGCCTCGACCACGGGCTCCAACTCGACGCTTCGGGTTCTTAGCCTAGCCACTTGCACGGTATATGTGTCTGGCACAGCGACGCTAGCGACGTTGTATTCCGACAATGGCGTCACGCCATTGGCAAACCCGTTTCTTTCGACTTCAACCGGCCAGGTGTCGTTTTACGCGGCCAACGGGCTGTACGACCTTGTGGTGGCAAAAACAGGGTTTGAAACGGTAACCATTAACGCCATTGAACTTGACGACCTCCTAGCCCCTTCCGGTAGCAACAGTGTTGGCTATCTTCCGGCGGGCGCTGGCGCAGTTGCAACAACCGTCCAGACCAAGCTGCGCGAAAGCGTGAGCGTTAAAGACTTCGGCGCGATTGGCGATGGATCGACAAACGACACGACAGCGGTAACGTCTGCTAGTGCCAATGCCAAGGTTTATGTACCCACCGGCACCTACAACACCACGTTCGTGAATTACACGACCGTTCCCGGCAGTTGGTGGGGCGTGGGCCAGATTGCCGACGCATCCAACAGAAAATTGGCTCCGTGGTACGCCAACGCCAACGCAGCGCCATCCAGCACGGGCAGCGCCAACAGCCTGTTGACCGCGTTCAACGGTGACCTGACCCGTTGCCAATTCCCGGTGGGGCACAACATTTCCGGCGCACTGACGCTGACACAGCCGACGACTGGGTATGTGTATGTCAACGAGGTCTATCCGCACTTTACCTATCTGAACAACACCAGCGGCTGGAACCAATCAACGTCAGGAAACGATGGCAGAACACAGGCGTGCGCTTACCGCACCAAGGTGGACAACTACGGGCAGGGCGATTGCGTTGCGTACAACGGCACCGCTTTCGTCACCGGAACCCGCGCCGGCAGCACCAACTTTCTAGCCAACCCGGCGGCGGGGATTTTTGCCGGCGACATGACTGCTGGCGCTGATGGCGTGTACCTCAACCCCTACGAAACCATTTGCATTGACAGCGGTTACGACGTTGCTTGTGTTGGGCTGGTAAACAATTTCAACCGCACCAACGCGACGGGCGCAAAGTCCGTGTTCTGGCACGGTTACCGAGCGCAAAACATTGGGTCTGTCACGTGCGATGCGCTTATCTCGGCCACCGGCCTATGGGTGACTGGTTTAGATTTGGCGATGAGTGATTTTGGCGCGAACAAAGGCGCAGTCAGTCTTAAGGCAAACGACCGGGTCTATTTCAACAGCACCGCTGGCGCGTCCGGCAGTTTGATTTCCGGCATCAGAACAACGGTTTTCGGCACGTCGTGGATGACGCTGGACAGTACGTCAGTAGAGTTGCAATTTGCCAACAGCGGCGTCACCCAGTTTGCCGTGGGCGCGACCGCGTCTGCCGTAAATTATTTTCGGGCGAACGGCGGGCCTGCCGGTGGTTCTCCGCAATTCCGTGCAATAGGGTCAGATACAAACATCAGTGTGGGATACCTCACCAAGGGCACCGGCTTCCATTTTTTCTACTCAAACGTCGCTGCGGCGGCGGTGCAGTTTGCAATCGACGGCAACGCTACTGCTGCGGTCAATTATTTCACCGCAGCAGGCGCAGCCACTGGGTCAAGCCCGTCGCTTACGGCAACCGGCTCCGACACCAACATTGACCTGCGGCTTATTACAAAAGGCACTGGCGTTGTGCAGTACGGCACTTATACCGCCGGAGTGGTGGCACAGGCCGGATATATCACAATCAAAGATGCTGGCGGCACCACTCGCCGGCTGCTGGTGGGGTAACCATGGAACCGAAATACCTGATCCCGGAATCGCTGATGAAAGCCATCCACGACTACCTGTTGTCGCAGCCCATGCGAAACGTCGAGGGGCTTGTGTCTGCCTTGCGTAACGCAGAACGGGAAAAGACCGATGACCTCCCGGCTGCTGTTTGAGCTTGAACACTTTCTGATTGCCGTCGTCGTGCAAGCCGCAGTGGGCTTTGCCACCGGCGACTGGTGGGCGGGCGCTGCGCTGGGCGCTGGCGTATTCATTGGCCGCGAACACGCGCAGGCCGAATACAAGTGGATTGAACACTACGGCAAAGGACGGCGAGCCAACCTGCCTTGGTGGGGTTGCGTAGACCCTCGGGTGTGGGACGTTCATTCTTGGTTCTGGAACCTGACGCTACCCGTGGCGGCTGTTATCCTAGTAGGCATTTTCAAAGGGTAAACCAATATGACCATCATTGTCCCAGCGGTCCCGTTTACCAGCGAAACTACGGCAGGCGAGCAAATTAATGCCGCGCTACGGTTAATCGGCCAGCTTGCGGAAGGCGAAACGCCGTCCCCAGCCACTTCTCAAGATTCACTTGCCGCGCTCAATCAGATGATTGATTCGTGGAACACCGAACGCCTTTCTGTGTTTTCAACGCAAGACCAAGTATTCACTTGGCCGTCCAGTGCCATCAGTCGCACGCTAGGACCGTCTGGTGATTTTGAAGGCAACCGGCCTATCCAGCTTGATGATTCGACTTATTTTCGCGACGCCACTACGGGCATCTCATTTGGCATCAAAATCATCAACCAACAGCAGTATGACGGCATTGCGGTTAAAACGGTGACCAGCACCTACCCGCAAATCATCTGGATTAACATGACGTACCCCGACATTGAGATGTACGTCTACCCCGTGCCGACACGGGCGCTGGAGTGGCATTTCATTTCGGTGGAAGAACTAACGCGCGCATCAACGCTGTCCACTGTACTGGCGTTCCCGCCAGGTTACTTGCGGGCGTTCAAATACAATCTGGCGTGCGAACTGGCGCCAGAGTTTGGTGTTGAGCCGTCGCCCACCGTGTCGCGCATCGCTATGACCAGCAAACGCAACCTCAAACGTATCAACAGCCCCGGCGACATCATGTCGTTGCCGTACAGCATCGTTGGCACTCGCCAGCGGTTCAACGTGTTTGCCGGTAACTATTGATGAAAACGCCGATTCTGGGGCAGGCATATGTGGCTCGCAGCGTCAACGCTGCGGACAACCGCATGGTCAATCTGTTCCCAGAGGCAACACCGGAAAACGGCAAAGACGTTGGGTTTCTCAACCGCGCGCCGGGGCTGCGCTTGTTGGCGACCGTTGGGTCTGGCCCCGTCCGAGGTATGTGGCAGTACGGTGGGTATGGCTATGTGGTGTCCAGCAACACGCTGTACCGCGTGGACGCCGCGTGGAACGCCGCGGTATTAGGCACCGTAAGCGGGTCTGGCCCGGTCAGCATGTCCGACAACGGCACGCAGCTGTTCGTTGCGTGCAACCCGCTCAGCTATATCTACAACGCCACTACGGGCGTGTTCGCGCAAATTACCGACCTTGACTTTGCTGGCGCGGTGACCGTTGGATACATTGATGGCTATTTCGTATTTAACCAGCCAAACTCCCAAACCATCTGGGTCACGCAACTGCTAGATGGTACGTCGGTTGACCCGTTAGAGTTTGCCAGCGCCGAAGGCTCGCCGGACAATCTAGTCGGGCTTATCGTAGACCATCGCGAGGTGTGGCTGTTTGGCACCAATTCGGTTGAGGTTTGGTACGACGCTGGGGGCGTTAACTTTCCGCTAGAGCGCATCCAAGGCGCGTTTAACGAGATTGGTTGCGCGGCGCCGTATTCCATCGCCAAGCTCGACAATGGGCTGTTCTGGCTAGGGTCCGACGCGCGCGGAAATGGCATCGTCTACCGAGCCAACGGTTACACCGGCCAGCGAATCAGCACGCACGCCATTGAGTTTGCCATCCAAAGCTACACCAACATTTCAGATGCGTTTGCCTACACCTACCAGCAAGAAGGCCATGCCTTTTATGTGTTGACGTTTCCGACGGGCAACGCGACTTGGGTGTACGACGTAGCCACCGGGGCATGGCACGAACGGGCGGCGTTTTACAATGGCCAATTTTCGCGTCACGCCAGCAATTGCCAAATGAGCTTCAACAACGAAATTGTTGTCGGCGATTGCGCTTCCGGCAACCTGTATGCGTTTGACCTTGATGTTTATGCGGACAACGGCGGGGCGCAGCGTTGGCTGCGGTCGTGGCGGGCGATACCGTCGGGGCAGAACAATCTAAAGCGAACGGCGCAGCACTCGCTACAACTTGATTGCGAAACGGGTGTTGGCCTTAACACCGGGCAAGGCAGTGACCCTCAAGCCATGCTCCGTTGGTCTGACGATGGCGGACACACTTGGTCGAACGAACACTGGGCGTCAATGGGCGCCATTGGCGCGTCAGGCACTCGGACGTTCTGGCGGCGGTTAGGTATGACCGACAAGCTGCGCGACCGCGTGTATGAGGTGTCGGGGTCCGACCCAGTAAAGGTAGCCATCATCGGCGCTGAACTGTCGGTGTCCAGCACTAATGCCTAGCCCGTCAAATACCACCACCATCCCTGCACCCCGCGTTCCGTTTATCGACCCGCGCACGGGGTTGATGTCGCGGGAGTGGTACCGGTTCTTCTTGAACCAATACACCGTACTGGGTACCGGCGCATTCGACCATAACTCGTTAACTGGGCTTCAAGGTGGCGTTACGGGTCAGTATTACCACCTGACGCAAGCCGAGTACACGGGGACTGGCAGCGGCGTGTTTGTGCGCGCTGATTCGCCGGTACTATTTGGTAGCACTACCATATCAGGACCGTTAACGCTCGGTTCTACGCTATCTGGTGTTAGCGCATCGTTTACTGGGTCTTTTAGCGCCGATTCCGGTACGTTCACAGATGCTATCAACGGAACGTCGGCATACTTCACCAGCGACTTAACCGTCGATGGAATGTTGTTGGTTGGCGGAACGTCCGATTTTTCCAGCATTGTCACTCTGAGCGCAGGCGCTCAAGGGACCGATATTGTTTTGGACACGGGCTCGATTGCCAGTTATTCGTTTTCCGGCGATGACCTGACTTCAACTGGGTCAACTGGCGGGTTCGGCCAGATGAATTTTTACACGCTCAACACCGACCTTCCGGGGTATGTGCTGGCGATGAACATCGACAATCAGCAGCGCCTAAACTTCCCGGCGGTTTCGTTAGTTGGTGGGCCGCCAGGTTTGATCAATCCGACCAATTTCTACCAAGAAGGTCGGTCTTTTCTAGACAATATCTCCCCCCCGTCAACAACAAACACTTACGCTGTTTCCAACGTATTTGCGCCTGCAACGATTAACGCCGACAACACCGGCATCGTTTACAACTACGGCATCACGATGTACATCGGCGGGCCGTTGCAGGAAGGCACAAATGTCACCATCGACGAAGAACTTGCGGTGGTGGTCAACAGCGGGAACTCTGCTTTCTCGGGCACGCTGTTCGTTGGCGCAGGCTCTGGCAGCGTGGTCACATCAGACGCGCAGGGCGTTTTCTGCTCGCAGGGTGTTCTCGGCTACGGTAAGGATTCCTTCACTAACTCTCCCGGCGGCGCGGTCACTCAGCTAACCTCGAAATCAACCGGCGTCACGCTGAACAAAGGCTGCGGCGCAATCACCATGAACGCAGCCGCGCTGGGAGCGGGCGCGTCAGTTGAGTTTGTCCTGACCAACAGCTTCATCGCGGCCTTTGATACCGTCATTTGCAATATGGGGCCTGGCGGGACTGCATCTACCTACCTTGTGCAGTGCCAAGCCGTGGCCGCCGGCAGTTGCCGATTCCGCGTGACCAACTACAGCGGCACTTCGCGTTCTGAGGCTTGCGTGGTAAATTTCGCCATCATCAAAGCGACGAACGCATAGGAGTTTGCCGTGGCCGTACTTAGTCCCTTACCGAAAATGCAGTTCTTTTCCACCGCTGGCGTGCCATTGGTGGGGGGCAAGCTCTACACATATGCTGCCGGCACCACCACGCCGCTGGCGACCTACACGTCGCAGTCAGGCGCTACGGCCAATACCAATCCCATCATTTTGGATTCGCGAGGCGAGGCCAACGTCTGGCTGTCGTCAGCCGCGTACAAGCTCAAACTGACCACACCCGCCGATGTCGAAATCTGGACCGTAGATAATGTCGGTAGCGGCGAGTTGTTTGGGACATCGCAGTTTTTGTCCAGCGTCAGCGGGTCCGACACCATCACGGCTATTGTGACGTCACCGAATTTCACCGCTTACGCTGCGGGGCAAATGTTCAACTTTGTTGCGGCAGCGGCCAATACAACGACCAGCGTAACGCTGAACTTGAACGGATTAGGCGCAAGAACGGTCACCAAAGAAGGTACGCTGGCGTTGGCGGCTGGCGACATCTTAGCCGGCCAAGTAATTACGGTGGTGTACGACGGCACCAGGTTCCAGATAACCAATGCCGTCTATCTATCTGCGCCGCCACCGATTGGCAACGTCACGCCTAACACCGGCGCATTTACTACGCTGGTCGCGCCAATAGTCAACGGCGACACGCAATTTAACGGCAACGTCGGTATGGGCGTCGCCGCGTCTGCTAGCTACCGGCTTAACCTTTTAGCGGCGGCGGGCGACAACGGCGCGTATATCTCAACGCCCGAATTAGTTCCGGCGTATTTTGTGTCCACCGATGCTTCGGCCACGGGCATGAGCGTGTACTACTACAAAAACAGCGCGACCCCCGCCGCAAACGACGACATGGTTAATTTGCGGATGTTTGGCAACAACAGCACCCCCGCAATCACGGAATATGGTCGAATTGCTTCTATTGCGCCCAGCGTAACCAGCGGCGCCGAAGACGGGCAGATGGTGTTTTACGTCATGGCGAATGGCACCCTGACGACCGCAATGGTATTGGACGGCAGTTCATCTATTGGCTATGGGTTGGGTATCGGGACCACCAGCCCAAACGGTAGAGTCCACATCGTAGACGCCGTAAACCGCACTGAAGCCACCGCGCAGTTTAGTATAGGTGGCAGCGGGTATGTCGCCGCGCACTTTTTGGACGCTACGGCGTACAAGATAAAGCACAACAGCGGGGCGCGCTCGATACAAGTGATTGCAAACACCAACGGCGTTGAGTTGGCAGCCGGCACCACGTCATGGGCCGCCATTTCCGACGAACGAGAAAAAGACATCATCGAGCCAATTTCTAACGCGCTGATGAAACTGGCGGATATTCGTACCGTAATCGGAAAGTATAAGACCGACCCAGAAGACACCCGAAGGAGCTTTCTTATCGCGCAGGATATTCAAGCCGTACTTCCCGAAGCCGTGAGTGAATCCGATGGCGTGCTGAGCCTTCGGTACGCCGAGGTTATCCCCCTGCTGCTGGCGGCGGTTAAAGAACTAACCACCCGCGTCGCCGTGTTGGAAATTAACGCAGGCCCATAGCGTATGGCATACCGCAGGCCAAAGAAGGGGGACGTCCGCGTCTTTAACGGCGTGAAGGTCCGCTTCGGCCTGTCTGGCGGGTTCAGGCACGATGAAGACGTCAAGCGGTTCGCCAATTCGCCGGGTGCTGGGCTGTACGCTCGCGGAATCGACCCCGAGTCACCGACCGTAGAGCAGGACACACTCGCCTGGCTGAAGCGGTATCGCGAAAACCCGAACAACCGCAAAGGCCAAGCGGGCTACAACCGAGCGTTTAGCGAAGCCCAGTACGGGCGCGACGACGCACGACAGCCGGGGCTAAAGACGCTGATGGCGCAGAACCCCAACGCGCCGGTACATGCTCTGTTCGACATGACGGCGCGGAACTATCAAGCGCAGAACGCCCTAGCGCCGCGCGACTTCGACGTGATGACGATTCTGGACCCCATCATCACCGTCGGCCTTGGGTTCATTAGCCCCGCGTTGTCGGCGGTTTACGCTGGCGGTCGCACAGCGGGTGAGGGCGGCGATTTTGGCGACATTTTGCTGAGCGCAGGCAGTGGCTATCTTGGGGGCATGAGCGGCGCCAACATTGCGTCCGGCGTAAGTTCCGCTGGCGGCTGGGCTAACTATGCGCGAAACATCGGGTCGTCCATCGCAAACGCACCCAGCAACGCGCTAAACTATCTGAAGTACGGCCCTGAGTTGAGCAGCGCGCAGTTCGCCAGCAGCATGCCTGACTGGGTGAGGTCTGGCGCCGCCGCCGGCATGTCGAACGCGGCGCGCGCGGCAGGCGCCATAGGGTCTATGAACATCCCCGGACGCGCTGGGGTAACTAGCACAGCGGGCGCAGGCCCCGGAGGCAGCAACATGAGTTGGTTTTCTAACGTGATGCAGGACTGGGGCGTAACCAAGGGCGATTTGCTTCGCGCGGGGATTGACGTTGTTTCCGGCATCCGAAACGCCAATGCCGTTGAGAACGCCGCAAAGATGCAGGCCAACGCCGCGCAGCAGGCGGCGAACATCGGCTCGCAGACTTCGCAACAGCAGATGCAGTTGGCCCGTGACATTTTCGCCCAGCAGACCGCGCTGAACGAACCGTTTCGTCAGGGTGGCGTTAATGCGCTGAACCGGATGCAAGACTTGCTGGGCATAAGCGGTAACCGCAACGCGCCGGGATATGGCTCGATGTCGAAAAACTTCACGATGGCCGACTTCCAAGCCGACCCCGGCTATGCGTTCCGCATGTCGGAGGGGCTGAAGGCATTAGACCGGCAGGCGGCGGCGCGAGGCGGTCTTATTTCTGGCGGCGCGCTCAAAGCCGCCCAAGGCTACGGGCAGGACTTGGCGTCGCAAGAGTACTTGAACGCTTTTAACAGATTCCAGACCAACCGAACGAACCTGTTGAACCCGCTTCAAAGCATAGCTGGTGCGGGTCAGACGGCGACCAATACGCTGTCGCAGGCGGGCCAGAATATGGGAACCAACGTCGCCAACTATATGGGCAACGCGGGCCAAGCGCAGGCAGGCGCGGTCACCAGCGCGGCGGATGCGCGGGCCTCTGGATACCTGGGGGCGCAGGAAGGATGGAATATGGCCATCAACAGCGCCTTGTCGCGCGGCACTACGCCGGACCAGCAGTTGCAGCGCGACTACATCAACGCGCTGATTAGGAATACTGGCGATGGTCGTAGCTCAAGTATGCTTAATTACGCGGGAGTGGGCTGACATGCCATTAGACCCAACGCTTGTCCGGGGCCTGACGCCCATCTCGGCGCCGCAGCCAGACCCTAACGCTAGCATGAACCAGCTTGGCGTCATTATGAAAATGCAAGGCTTGCAGAACGAGATGCAAGCCAATCGATTGCAGGCGCAGAAGTACCAGCAGGAAATCGCCACTAGTCAGGAAACGGAGCGTAAAACGCGACTTGAGGCCAAGCGCGATGCGTTTCAGCGCGGCGCCGCAATGGCGGGCGACAACCCCGAATTGCTGATGGGCCTGCTGACCAAAGCCTCGCAAGACCCCGACCTGTCCGAGTATTTGGGTGGTATTGGCCCACAGCATCTCCAGTTTATCAGTAGCCAGTTGAACGACCCGGCAAAAGTCAAAATGCTCGCCAACCGAATGCGCGGGATGTCTCCCAAAGATGAAGCGGAGCTAGCCAAACCGCAGACTACGTTAGGCAAACTACAAGCTGAGTTGGCGCAACTTTCTCCCGACGACCCGCGTCGCGCGGCATATAAGGCGGCAATTAATAAAGAAACGCGGTTTGCGCCCACCGAAGCGAGCCAATTGCCGGCGGATGTGCAGACTGTACAGTGGTTGATGACGCAACCAAAAGACGTACAAGACATGTATTTCAAGGCTAAACAGCAGTTGCCGGGGTATTCCTTTCAAGTAACTGACCAAGGCTTAGTTGCGGTAAATACTAAAGACCCCGCCGACGCGCAGTTGGTGACGTTACCCGGCGCTACTTCCGGCGCTGCGCCCGGCGCTGTCCCCGGCATTAGCCCGACTAATGCGTTAGGTACAACGCCTGCCGCTACGCCCGCCGCCCCGCCGGACGCTGCATTTGGGGGGAGGACGCCGTTAAAACCGGCCAAAACAAAAGAGGCAACGGCAGCCGAACAAAGAGATACCTTTGCAATCCGGCAAGTTTTGTCTAACGCACAGTTGTTAACCGATGCACTTGCTAATGACCCATCTGCACTTCAACCTTCGTTGATCGAAGCCGCAGTAAGCAATACGCCGGTCATTAGTGGGCTTACCGGCGCTACGCAAAGCGCCAGCCGTCAAGTCATAGCCGCTTCGTTTCGCGATATATTAGACTCGGCGTTGTATTTGGCTACTGGCGCGGCGTACAACAGAGAACAATTAGCGGGCAAACTTGAAGCATTGGTGCCAGCCTATTTAGACAAACCCGACGCGATAGCCGCTAAAAAACAGCGCGTGCTAAACACTATCGCCGACGCCAAAGCTAGGTCCGGTAAATTGTGGACCCCCGAGTTGGAAAATTCCTTTAACACGCTGGTTACCGCTATGTTCCCGAGTAAAAACGCTGGGGGCGCGCCGGCTGGCGGCGCACCGACGGGAAGACAGCCACTTGGCGCATTTGATTAGGAGTGCTTTAAATGGCGTTTGACCTTGAAGGCGCGCGTAACGCCGGTTATTCCAGCGCAGAAATTGCTGACCATTTAGCGGCAAAATCTAAGTTTAAGTTGGCCGACGCGCGTAAAGCTGGTTACACAGACGATGAAATTGTGGCGCATTTGCTTGGTGCATCCGCCGTCGCGCCTGCTATGCCCAAACCTGCCGTCGCGCTAACGCCCGAACAAGAAGTGAAAGCTATAGACGCACGGGTACTGAACGATTTGGAGCGAGTGCAAATTAGCTCCCCTATGGAATTTGTTAGGAACTTCGGAGGCGGCGTCGCTGCTGGCGGAGCGCCTATTGTTAGCATCGCCGCCCGCGAATCGCCCGAAGAACAGCAACAGCGGTTGGCCGCCATTAACAGCTTTACCGGCGCCAACCCCAACAGCCCCGAATATGCTACCGGTAAGTTTATCACCCAGACGGGCGCGTTAATGGGCGCTGGCGAACTTTTGGGCGGCGCGGCGGCGGTAGCTAACGCGCCTAAATTAGCTACCGCCATTAGAACTGGCGGGTTTGGCTCTGATTTAACTGCGCGTCAACGCTTTGCTGGCGGCGCCGCGCTTGGTGCGCCAGCTGGCGCCATGATGTCGCCGACCGACCCCATAACAGGCGCCGTTATCGGTGGTGGTCTTGGCGCCACGGCGGGCGTTGTGATTCCGTTTGCCGCGACTAAAGTAATGGGCGTTGTCAATGCGCTGTCGGAAAAAGGCATCCAAGACGTAGCCAACAAAATCTATTTGCGCGCGTTTGGCAACGACCCAGTGAACCTTCAGAAAGCCATTGACATGGCGTCTAAAGGCGCGACCGCAGAACAGATTGCGGTGGCGACCAACAACCCGACGTTTGCCGTACTGGTAAATGAAGCCAAACGCGCCACCACCGAAGTCAACCAGCTAGCCCGCAATCAATATACGGCTGAACAGGAACGGCTTGCCAACCTTTTGGCCGGCGCCGAAGACGTTGTTACTCCGCTGTCGCGGCAGGCGCAACAGGCGGCTGAAACTAGCGGTACCGCGCTGCCCAAGGTTGCGCCCAGTCAGCCAGGGCAAGTAATTGCTACTGAGGCCGAGGCTGAGAAAAAACTGATGCGCGATACGGTCATTAAACCTGCTTACCGTGAAGCGTTTAAGCTGGCGGGCAATGCGCCCAACATTCCGGTTAGCGAATTGGTGTCGGATTTTGAAGCTATGGCGGGCACACCATTAGCTAAATGGCAGCCCAGCGAAATGCCGTCTCAAGTTGGCACAGCGTTGCGTAGTTTTATCCCCGAAAAAGTAAGCACGGCATTTCCGGGGCAGATAGGCGCTAGCCCAAAATTTTCATTTCGGACTGTTGAGCCCAAAGCAACGCTAGAACAAATTGATGGGTTACGCAGTGCCATTAATGCGGAAACGCGCGCCGCTACTGAAGCGGGCGACGCCAACCGCGTTCGCGTTCTTAACCAAATGCACAAGACGATTGATGACGCGGTAGCTAATAGCGAAATGAGTCAAGCGGCTAAAGACGCATACGACCGTGCGGTATCGCTATACCGAGATAAATTTGCGCCTCAATTTAAGACTGGCGATCAAGTTGCGCTATTGGATATTGTCCGCCGAAATGAACCCGGCATTAAACCGGAAGACGTCATCACCAAGTTTATCCAGCCAGGCGGTGAAGCCGCCGCGCAAAACTTGGTCAACATGATTGGCAACAATCAGAACGCCAAGACAGCGGTAGCCGATGGCGTGAAAGAATTGTTCCGGCAGTCGGTAGTCAAGAACGGCGCCATCGACGCTAAAGCGGTAGATAAGTTCATGACCGACTATGAATTGCCGCTTGCCACGCTTGAGAAAGCCGGCATCAAAATTAAAACAGCGTTAGACCTTACTCGATTGCCCGCAACCGTTCTGCCGGCAACCGCTGAAGGATTGGCCGCGCAAAGCCAAACTATTGCGAAACTCCAATCTAAAGTAGACGCGGACCCTACTAATCGAGCGGCCCTCAAGTCGCTGAACGACGCGCAAACGGCCATTAATGAAGTGACTGCCGCGCTGAAAGACAAAAAGAAATTTGCGAAGTTGGTGCAGTTTGGTAGCGGCGTGCCTGAATCTGGCATGAGCATCGGCGCCAGCGGCCCTATCAAAATTCCAGTGGGCATTACCGCCGAAATTTTGTACAACAACATCAACCGGTTTTTGCGTCAGCGTGTAGAAGGCAAACTCGCCGACCAAATTGGTCGCGAGCTATTAGATTCAGGCGCCATCGCGCGAGCGCTGCAAAAAGCGCGTGACGCTAATCTGGCGGCTACCGCAGCTAGGAACACTTCGTCGCGCGTTCCTGCAAGAATCAATGCGCTTACCGCAGCCAGTAACACCAATCAACTCGGAGCGCCGTAGTGGACCTTCAGACTATCTTCAACGTCGGGTTAGGCGCCGTGATGGCAATCTTAGGCTGGTTCGC